CCGACAGCGGAAGTTCCGCCGGTAATCCAAAACGATTGCCGGCTAAAAAGGCGGGACGCGCCTCTAGATAAAGCAGCCGTTCGCCACTACCAATCGCTTTGGTTTCCTTCTTATTGAATCCCGCATCCTCTTTGCGGGTAAACGTTCGGTAATTGGCGAACGCGATGACATCGGCCCATTCCTGCACTAGCGCCGTGGATCGTTGATGCAATTTGAGGGTGTAATGATCGTAGCTCTCGGTCATGGGATTTTCGAAGCGCTTAATCTGCTCATGAGCCAACAGCACGATTCCCATGTTGCGGGTATTGCGCAACTCATCTAACCCCGCCAATACCGTCCGCCATTCTTCGGCAGCGGCAATGTAACCTTTGCCGTATCCCGGCGACTCAATGTCTTTCCATCCGTATTTTGCGCAAACATGCTCATATAGCAACGGCTCCAGCCAATCGAGAGAGTCCACGAACACCAACTGATAATCGTGTTCTTCGCTTAATAAAGCACCGATGCACTGATACACGTCGCCTAACGACTGACAGAGCGGAAACGCTTTGCTGTCAATGTTGCTGCAACCGTCTTCGGTTAAGATTCCAATTGCGCCGGGATAGCTCGCGGCAGTCGTGGATTTCCCGATCTTGCCGGGGCCGTACAGTGTGACTTTGCGCGCTGCGGGCTTGCGGGTATTGGCGATAGCCGCCAAGTTAAAAGCCATGCTTAATTCTCCTTCTCAGGGGTGACGGTGACGCTGATCGAGGCGGGTTTGACGGTCAGCGCTTCCGCCAGAATGCGGTAGATTTCCGGCTCGTTGTTCATCAGCCACTTGCAGCCAGCGGCATCAGCTTCGATCTTCATTTTGATCGGGTGCAGCGCGGCAGGACACTTGTCCAAAACCATCTGCCACCTCTTGTCATCAACCTTCCGCGTGACCGGCTGGGTCAGCGTCACCTTGTGGTCGTCCAGGGTGTGTGTGATTGAACCCTCGTCCTTGACCTCAAGGGCTTGGGTGATTTGGTCCTCGATGGTGTATCTGAGGTCCTTCGCGGCTTCTTCTGCCGCCTTGGCTTCAAGCCAATCGCGCGCAAGCGCGTCGATGTTCGTTAGCATCATCTCATTCCTTCTTCTTCCAACGCCTTGACCATTCGCACAAGAAAGTGCAGATTGCAAGCGCGAACTTTAACTGGGAGAATAAAAATGTTGAGCATCGCAGAGATTCGGGACCGTCTGGCCGACCGCCGGCTCACCATTGTTGCGGAGAAATCGGGCCTGTCCTACCCCACCGTCAAGCGCGTTGCGGATGGCGAGGAAGGCATTACCCTCGCCACCCTGCGCAAGCTGTCGGCCTACTTTACGACTCCGGTTGTATCATCCGATGGATGATTGACGGGCGGCCCTTGCCGCTTTCTGTTTTGGAAACCATCCGCTCGATCGGGTAGTCTGTGCAGACCATCTGCAGCAGGCCGTCCCGTTCGTGCTTTTTCTGGTTGCCCAGCTTGGGCACGCTCAGGATCAATTCCCGCATCGTCAGCCCGACCGATCCCGAGGCCATGATTGCGTCCGCAACTTTCTTGCGCAGGCCGTCCGTCTCGCCTTCGGCCAGGTGCAGGTGCATCGCGTCCACCGTCTGCTTGGCATAAAAATCAACGTAATCAATCGCCCATTGCGCGGCTGCTTCGGTGATTTCCTTGTCGCCCAGGCTGTGGGCCACGATCAAACTCAGCCGCATGGCAATCTCCCGCGTGCGGTTGAGCATGTCGGCCGCAACGGGCGTGGTCGAGTCCTGCCAGTCGTTAAGCCTTTTTTCGTAGGCCCGGAATAGATCCTGGGCGGGCTTGCTGAACGGAATCAGGATCGGCTCCGGCGGAAACTCAGGCCCATGCCCTTGCAGATCGCCCGCCTCATCAGCGCAGGCGGATGCCGCGGCTCTGACCCAATCCACCACGCTCTTGGGCGGCTCGATCATCGCAGGCACGCGCGACATTTCCCGTTTGCGTTTGCTTTCCACAATCAGGAACCGGTTCAGAAAGCCGCTGGCCACGTCCTTGGACCCAATCGCCTCGTAAAACGTCTCGGGCGTGGTCATGCCCAGAACCGTGACCGAGGGCGATTTGATTTCGATGTTCAGGGTTTTCTTTTGCCCCTCGGTCATCTGCATCGTGGCGTAACCGACGTTGCGCAGCGTCTTGTTCTGCCGTCCAAAGGCCTGCATCAGCATCGTCAGCGCGTCTTTCTTGTGCTGATTGCCGTTCGCCCCCGCGGAGGCCAGCATGGCGCCAAACTCGTCAATCACCGCGATGTGCGTGGGCTTGTCCCGCAGCGATGACAAAACGCCGGCCGACGAGGTGTAGCCGTTCGGGCCCACCAAATTATGCGCCCCAGCCGCTTCAAGGAAATCCTCAATCACCGTGTTGGCGTGCTCCTTGCCGGATCCGGTCTTGCCAATGTTGAGAAAATACAGCCCGGTCATATTTCGGTGGCAGGTCGTAAAGCGCCGGCCCATCGCAACCGATCCAAGCGCCAGTGCCGTCTGCACGTCGAATTGCGGCTGGCGCTTGATGCAGGTCTTTGCCGAGAAGGTCACGGCGTCCCCCAGAACGCCTGGCACGCTCAGCAGGTGCTTGGGGATGGCGTCGTCCTCACCATCCTCCGGCTTTTTGCGGATGGCCTCCCAGACGGCCGCTCCGTGCCGTATGGCCTCGCGGTCTTCCTCGGTCGGGCCCGAGGGCAGCGAACTCAGCTGCAGCATGTCCGCCGCCGCCTTTACCGCTGCCGAGGCATTGCCCATGTGCTGGTATTGGCAGAACACCTCAAAGGCATCGAAGCTGTGCGCCGGGTCAAACGGATCGCTCGCGTGGTGGCTGTAAGCGCGCCCGTCGTCAAACAGAATGACGCCAGGAATTCGGCTCGTGCTGTTCGGGCTAAGCCAGCGCGCCCCGTAGCGGCGGTAACCAGCCTCCTCCAGGGCCGAGGTGATGGAAACGGCATCGTTGTATGCCCCGATGACGCTTGCCCCCTCAGTGCCGATTTTACGGCTCTTGGCGGCCGGTGGGCGAAACTCTGGTGTTCTGATCCACGGGCAGACGCTCATCATCTGCGGGCGAAACCGGTCCCACTCCCGCCACATCATCAAAAGCTGCTCGGGTATCTCCGGCGGGCTGTGCCAATCGGCCCCGGCCCAGGTGTATGGGTTGCCCGTGTCCGGGTGGATCGAGGGCGGCAGCACGTCCTGAACCGAGCCTGCGCGCAGTTCAAACACCACCTCGGTCTTGCGCGGATCGCCGTCCACCGGCCAACTGATCTTGCGGGTGGTCAGCATCTCCCCGGCAGGCGCACGAAACAGAACCTTGCCCCGATCCGGGCGCCCAACGATCCGCGGGGCAGACGCAAGGATGGCATCAAGGTCGATGTTCATCGCCTCCATGATCATCCGCGTGTTGGCCATGTGGTCAATGTCCAGCGCCACCGTGCCGCTCAGGCTGTGCAGCACCCCGATGTTGTGGGTCGGGTACTCGGCCCAGTGCGATGGGCTGGTGGGCTGCGTTGACCACCCGAATGTGGTGGGGGCCTTGCTGCCAGCCGGAATGGCGACAAGCGCCCAGCCAGCATCCGCATAGGCCAAGGCCATGGCGTGGGTGTCACTCATGGCGTCCGACCTCCGCAAGCACATCCGCGAACGCGCTCTCCAAGAACTTCCAGCTTCCGAAGGTCACCGGCGGCTTGCCATCGACAGCAAGCGAGCACTGCCACTTCTGCTTGGGCGGAAGCCACTCCAGCTTGACGACGGCCTTCTTGTCGGGAGCGGGCGGTGCGTGTAAAAGCTTCTTCATCGAAGCGATCCTCTCCAAGGTTGGGTTTCGATCACGGGCCAGGCTGTTTGCGCAGCGCTGGCCCAAATTCATCCATAGGTCAAAGTTCGTGGCCGGGCAAGCGACAAAGGGTTTGAACTTAGTCGGGGCCGGAAATCTCAGACGCAGGATTTTGCAGGTTTAGTAAAATTTAATGGCTGACGATCAAACAAGGTCGGTCGCAAAACCCCAGTGAAACAAGGGGTCTGAGGCCCTTCTATATAATAAGGGGTTTTTTTCTTTCAAACTATAAGAGGGTAGGCAGCTACTTCCTACCGTCAGGGTCCCTAGAGGGTTCCCGGTTTTTCAAGATTTAACGAAAGCCTCGGCGGACCCCGCGACCACCAAGAAAATGCTTGACGAAAACGTTACGCTGGGGTATCCCAAAAAAACACGAAAACACCAACGAGGTTTACAAATGTTCAAGATCGAATCGGCT